TGGGCTGCCGTAAACCCTGCGGCCGTTGGTGACCTCAAGGGCCAGAACTTCCTTGATGCTGGCTACCACACGAACACGGCCATTGCTGGTGTCTCGCAGACGAACCGGAACGCCTCTTGGGATATCCGCTCGGAGAACCCCAACCCCCAGGCGAAGGTCGGCCCGTTCCTCAACACGACAATTGCCCCCAACCCGTTCAAGCGTGGACTCGACGCTTAAATTGAAACTACGTAGTTAATAATGTGGCCTGCAGCCCTTCTTGGTGCAGGAATAGCTTTAGCATACGCTTCAACTCGGGGAGTAGCCAATGTAAAAGAAGTCAAGAGTCAAACTGACGGAAGGGTGTATAAAGTTCAGGATTTGCCCGATAAACAACAGGCATGTGAAAGATTATCAGAAGTACGCCAGAATCTAGATAAACTGATGCAGAAGTACCGCGACGATCCCGCTACGGCTGCTGATCCTCGAGTCAAGGTTCTGCTAGAACGCTATCATCCAGATAGCTTGTGTGAGAACGATATCAAGGCGGATTCGACATCGTATTCGGAAAACAAGGGGGACAAGATCGTGGTGTGTTTGCGCGATAAAGCACCGCCTTATAAGCTAGTAGATACGAATACAGTCATGTTTGTAGTTCTACATGAAATGTCTCATTTGATGACGACTACTATAGGTCATACTCCTGAATTCTGGACGAATTTCAAACGCATTCTTCATGATGCGGTGGGGGTAGGAGTTTACCAAGAGGTAAATTATGATCGGAGTCCAGTACAGTACTGCGGAATGACAATTACGTCGACGCCGATATAAACCTGTACAAAAATGCGCTCTAATGAATAATGTTGAGGAAGGAACTCGTAAACGTTCTTTCAAAAGAGAAACATACTGTTTCCTTTTTTGAAGATGATAGTATTGAAACTGTCAGGGAACAACTTGCGAAGTCGGCAAATAGTCATCCAGATCGGATGTTTGTACTGATCGCTATCAATTTGCCTAAAGATTACTATACGTCCGACCCCCGTAATTGGGAAGCTTTGTATGATCGGTTATCATACAACGGTCGTAAGATCGAAAAGTCAGTGTTCGATGAGTACCAATTAAAATACAGATTACCCAACACGCGTGTGTCGTACACGGACTACGATCGAGGAGAATGGATGGCGTACCCTGATGAGCTACGACCACTGTTTTCAGGCGAAACAACCGAATACCGTATTTTCGGAGTCCCCGATTTAAAATCGTTCGTTCTTCCACTAGAGAAAGAGAACGTGTTCATGTCCCGTATTTCGGCCCAGAATTTACCCCGCCCCGACAACAGTGTTCTAGTCACATCCTATTACGAGATTGATAAAATAGACCACTTTTCTTACAAAATTTACCAGGAAGGCGAATCTTCTGTATACTATTATCCATACTTACGAGCCGACACGCCTAACATTTTGTCCGATGAATCCGTGCGCTTATTAGAAAAAAATGCCAGGTTACTTACTGATCTATTAGATCTAAAGATCCCCAAAGATCATCAGCATTCGGGAATGAATATTTTACATACTCGTTTCTATATTCCTTGGGTTGATACGGATTTTGGAAGTGCTATACGTACTCGCTTCGAACAGATATTTTATGGCATGACAGTATCATCTACAGTTCCCTATATTGGTCTATTCACATCTAAAGAAGAAACCAATCGCCATAAGTTTTTCACCGATAATCCAAAGACAGAAGAACCTTACCTTAACATGTCAGATTGGAAAACGTGGTGGTCAATTACGAAACCTGCACGTAATCGCCCTACTTTAGTCCTGTACCGTGGCAAATCCAAACACCATTTTGATCGTATTTTAATCACGTCCGTTGATATGATTGTATCTACAAACCGCCCAGAGAAAAATACTGAAACCCCCGAAGAATTGAAGAAGTCGTGTGAGAAGTGGATCAAGACTTTTGATGCGCTCGTACCTTTTTTGAACGAAAAGGATGTTCGTTCCGACCGTTGGGAGTTGCAGGAAATGAAGATCATGTTAACGTATCCCAAGCCAGTAGATAACTTAAGTGTCTTACGATTCAATTGTATCTCGCCATTCTATTCGATCGCGGATAAATCCAAATCATCTTTCATGATGCTGCGCACCGACCATGAGAATTTTGGTGTCACGTCCATTGATGCCAAACTCATTCAACTGGCACAGGAAGGACCTTTGAACCCGAAAGAAGTAGCTCAAGAATTGTCCATAACTCCAGATCACGCTTCAAAACTTATTAATGATATTATGTCCCGACGTGAAGATAACAATAAGCTAGGAGACCGGATTTTCCGTGGATACCCCACGATGATTATCGGAAACGACTTTATTCGAATTTCTTCTGTCAAAGAAACTCATCTGTCCACAAAGTACGCCGATATCTTGAGATACATTCTATCGAACCCCGATTCAGATGAACTTGATAAGATCTGTCCGGCCCGGATGCAGACAATAGCCGCAGAGTCTGCGACTATTCAAACGAGTATAGTTGACGAAGATGCGGTTGTAGACGATGCATTTGCCGATCTTCTAGATGATTTCGATGCTGAAAAGGAAGAGCCGATTATAGAATACAAGGAACCTCCTCCAAAAACAACCATCGATATTGCGAATCAGCGTAAGACGACCTACAGTTATTTCGCAAATAAACTTCGATCATTTGATCCTGAAACGTTCAGTGCCGACACGAAATTCTCAAAGAAATGTGAGAAGTTACAGCAGCCTGTAGTTCTGACACCAGCTGATAAGAAACGCCTTGCTGGTTTTGAGAGTGGGAAGTATGACCCTATAAAAAATAGCGACGATGGAAAGTTGCTGGATGTGTCTGACCCAGATGGAACCATGATATGCCCAGAGTACTGGTGTATGAAAGATGAAATACCGTTAAGGGAAGACCAATTAGAATCGGACGATGGAACCCTGAAATGCCCAGTATGTCACGGCAAACTAGCACTTACAACATCTGCGGATCCTCGCGAGTATCCTTTAATACGCAAGAAAGACGGTCATAATTTTCCTAGACCCCAGTACAAATCTCCCGCTAACGGTAAAGACATTCCGTGCTGTTTTGTTAAGACTGGGACGAAGAAGATAGAAAAGACTGAAATCAAAGACAAGTACTATGTGTTCTTGGACACAAAAGTCAATTTGCCAGAACTTCGGTTAGCGAAACTTGATAAGAAAACGATTGAACTCCTGAACTTGGACGAGACGTACGACAAACTCGATAACCAGCGAATCTCTGAAACAAGTGAGGGATTTTTCAGGGTAGGGCTAGGACATGCGTCTACTACACTACCTACACTCCTAGGAATGGACCAAGCTATTCCACTTCCACGCGAATCGGTATCCACAGTTCTAAAATGTTCGTTCATGCGATTATGGGCAACTCCATCGGAAACTCATTTCAAACATATTTACGATAAGCTAGGAGAGTTCAAAGATACGGCTGTGCGTGAAAACATTGCCCGAACTATTTCGGGAATTGATGATGCGTTTGTTCGAAAAGAGTTGAGTCCTATTCAGGAACTTGAGTATTCTGCACTAGCATTGAACTGTGATGTATTTCGACTAAACTTAAAAACATATTCAATTGGTTGCCTGCTTTACTCTTCAGTTGTGAAGCCTCGTACTAGAGGTATTATTGTTCTACAGCGCGACAACGAATTCGATGTTCTTTCAAACGCCCAACGAACAAAGAATGTGTTTGCGTACCGCTCAAACATTTTTGGTCCGCCTTTTAAAAAGTACGCTGGTCAAATCGTATCGCGTGAACGTGAGAAAGCTTGTACGACTGAAATCCCCAGCTACAACGAAGCCCAAAAGGTCCGCGAAAAGATGTTTACTGAACCGTACTCTATAATCCTAGATCCATTGGGACGCGGACAGGCGCTGTATATCCCTAACAAACTCGTCTTGCCGTTTCAAAGTTCGGTGCTTCCAGATACTGACGATCCAAAAGTATCGGGGTTCTCAAACCTTCATTTGCCGACCTACGATACGATGAAAGATGTTCTCTTGAAGGCCGAGGCAACCACAAAGGGGTATGAATTTCAAGAAGGGTTGTATGACTCCCAAGGTACTCGTGTTGAAATACTGACCACAAGTGGACTACGTATTCCCGTCAAACCCGAAAAGGTTGGCACTGGAGAAGTTCGGGATACGATTCCTACAGTCAACAAATTTGGAGAATCCAGTTTGATGTACGGCGAACCGAATACTGATCTGAAAACACTGTATTCGGACATAACGTACGATGCCGAAGTATTTGAATTCCTCATATTTCAATTATCAAAAGATCTGCAGCATGACGAGTATTTGGAGTTGCGGAATTCTTTAAGGACACAGCCTCCTAAACGCAAAGATGTGGAAACATTACTGAAAAAATGGTTTGATCGGGCCACGCAGTTTGTCGACGTAAAGGAATCGCGCGAATTCATTTCAAAGATCCGAGCTCCGTGTGGACAGTTCACGAAGAAAGATTGCAAAGGTAATCTTTGTGGATGGGACGGTAAAGTATGTCGCATCCAAATCAAGAAAACACTCAATGAAGACAAGTTATTTAACCGGCTCTTCTCTGCTGTGTTCGATAATTCAAAAATCCGGGCTGTAGTCCTTGATGGACGAACAACCCCGTTTTTCAGTACTATTTTATACATTAAGTTACCTCATGAGGTTATACTCACCGATAAGCAGCTTTAAATATTATCAATATCAACCTCGTCTTCATGCCCCTCAAACACATACCCGTCATCTTTTGCAGTCGTACGGGTTTGGAGTTCGGACGCGTCGGTTACGACAGACGTCACATTAGCATGTAAAGGAATCAATTCTTGGATCTTTGCGAGCTCCTCTCGCGACACAATAGCAGCCATTTCGAGTGACAGTGCACCGACCACTCCCGTCTTGGCAACGAGAATGAATGTTCCTGGTGATACCATCATCGACTTCCTGGCCCGGCCGGTAAACCGACCAGGAATCTTGGCTTGGCCTACAAAGACCTTTTCGTCGTGCGAATACACGATCTCGATCCGAGCGTTGCCCAGCGTCTTAATGACCCGCGCAACGTAGATTTCATCATCTAGCTGTTCATCCTTACGAAGTTGCTTCAAATCGTAAATATAGTCCGAAACAACGCCATCGCTCTTACGCTTGGAAGAATCTCCAGAATGGCGTGGCATGTTATGTTAGTACTCTGTCCTAATGTACTCTGATTAAATCCGTTTTACTTACTTACCGACGACGACCACCCGTCAGACCAGGAATTACGCTGGGGGGAGGGGCCATGACCTTCTGGTATCCATAGTAGAGAGCGGCGCATCCACCAAGTAACCAGATGATCTGCCAGAACCAACCAGTCGCACTGCGATTATGGTTTGCCACGATTCCTGAAATCGTGCTGACAAGAATCCAAGCTCCAAAAACTATGAGTGCTACTCCCCACCAGTCCATTTATATTTATCAAATATTTACCGCCGGCGGCGTCCTCCAATAGTCATAAGCGGGGGCGGGGGAGGATATAGAGTCCGGTATCCATAGTACGCGACTACAAGTCCACCAACGAGGTAGAACGACTGAAATACCCAACCGGTCGTAGATGTTGGGGTGTTCGTGGCCATGGTGTAAATAGTGTACCCAACAATCACGAGTCCAAACAGTAAAAGAAATGAGCCGCCAACCGCACCAAACATTTATTATTAGCATCTATTTTATGCGACCGTTTGGCTCATAAAATAGTTTTTCAACCGATTTAGTTTATATCAGAGTGAGTCCACCACTCGCTTTAAGGAAGCGAGACCTTTACTCCTGCTTGAGGAAGTGGACCTTGAGGAACGACTGGAGGTTCAGGTACGTTACCTCCTGGCCATCCTTGACGCGCAGGAGCTTCGCGAGCTTGGCATCGGGGATGATACGGCGCTTGAAGTTGGGGTCGAAGCACGAGTGCGTCTTGACGTACGTCGCAATGAACTTCGTGACATCCGTCTGGGAGCGCTGGGACTTGGGCGAGAGACCCATGAACGAGGCAAGCTCGTCCGTGATCGGGCGGAGCTTCAGGAAAGCGTTGTTGGCGCGGCGGGCCTCCCACTGGGAGCGCTCATCGGGCGTCATCGTCGCCGGGTCCTTCTTCACGCGGCGCTTGGAGTTGCGGACATCGCGCTTCAGGGCCTTAAGGGCCTCCGTCGCCTCCGCGACCAGCGCGCGAACACGCGTCTGCGTCTCCGTACCGAGCGCCTTGAGGTGCTCCTGAAGGTCCGTCAGGATGACAGAGGCAGAGCGCGTCTCGGCATCGACAGCCGGGGCAGCGGCGGCAACAGGGGCAGGGGTCTCAACCGTGGGTACGGTTACCTCGGCCTTCGCGGCGGCATTCTTCACGGGGGCAGCCTTCTTGGCGGCGGCAGGGGCAGGGGCAGGGGCATCAGCGGCAACGGGGGCGGCAGCGGTCTTCTTGGCGGGCATGTTTGACTTAACGACAGACTTGGAGGACGACATTTCTAACGCGGTTGTTATACTACTAGTAGTCCTTACCTGTTTAAATCACAATCTTACAATGGCGCTAACAATAATGAAACATATAGGGTAATTTTCAGGACAGTCGTACAGAATTGATAAAAGTACCTTGGAAACAGCCCACGAACACTGAAGTCGGTTGGTTCTATTCTTTTCAAAATTCGATAAGCAGGTTCGGAGCCATTGCAAGTACTGATACCTCTTTGACCGTATCGAATGCTCGGTCGCAAAAGCAACCATATCCATCTGAATAAGGTTTATTAACACGTACAACTGTGACCTGTTCAGAGAAGAAAAAAGCAAATGGTTCATATCAAAGAACCCGTTTTCTTCAATGATCTGGCATACGGTGAGCCATTTCTCATTCACTAAATCCGAAAATTGTTCAGGTTTTGGAGGATCGTGGTAATTTTCTAATTCCAACTTCTTTCGTATTCGACATACGTCACGTAATCTCCTTCGTGTTTCTATGGTCAGAGGTTGACGGGTGTACGGATTTTCTGGTCGAGCCGACCGTTTCAAAATATGATACAAACTTCGAACATCAAACCACCATAACTTATCAGCTTCCCTGAATGAAAAATAGGTAAGAGGATATAACCTTTCTTTCTCATCCATCGTAACCAATTCTTCAGTATTATGACACTCTTTACGATTCAAAACACCTTCGCCAGCTAACTTTAATCTATGGCGAATAAAGTACCCTTTCCATAACTTTTGAATAATAATAGCTTTCTGATTTCCACTGTTCAAATCTGCCCATAACCGTTTAACTTTGGACTTGGCATGTTTACCACAAAACAGTAACCCCTTTATTGCTTGGGAAGGACACTGTTCTGTACTCACCTTGTTCTTGCACGATGCACAGAGCACCATTGTTTAATCTTCTCGTTTCCTTTCCTGTAAAACATAAATTTGGTTTTATTCTCCCGAAAACGGATTTACACCTTTCTAACCTATAAAGATCACAACAACAAGAAAGATGAACGGCCCTATTCACTCGAACTCCATCAATGTCAGCGACGTAACGTTTCAGGTAGGTCAGGCAAAGGCTGGGCGTAATCCGTCAATCACAATGCGCTACAATGGCAACAGCCTACTAATCCGCCTCCCCCGTGTAGGCTACCCGGGCGGCGTGCTGGTTCGTGATGGCGATAATGCAATGAAGACTTATACGCTGATCGGCTCTCTAAAGGGCTGTGACCCGTACGGCAAGGAGCGTTCAAATGGCGCCGATGAGCTCGGCAAGCTATACAATCTTCTGGCCGATCTTGAAGAGCACATTATCAAGGCTGCTGTGGAGAACAGTGCCAAGTGGTTCGGCAAGAAGCGTTCGGAGGAGGCGATCCGCGATGCATTCAAGCGCATCTTGAGCTTCTCGACCGACAAGGTTGATGGTGAGTACGTGCCGAATGGCAAGTATCCTCCCAGCTTCCGTGTCAAGGTCCCCGTTTACGATGGCCGTGTATCGACGGAGATCGTCGATGCGTCTCGCAACCCTGTGACGTATGTCACGCCCGAGTCTCTGACCTCTATCTTTCCCAAGGGTGTTGAGGCAAACCTCGTAGTCAGCGGCAGCATCTATGTGATTGCTGGCGGTGGCTTTGGTGTGACGTGGCGCCTGACGGCTGCCCAGGTATTCCCACAGCTCCGTCGTACGGCTGCGCAGATGTTCGACGATGAGTCGGGTGCGCCGCCTACGATTGTAGAGGATGAGGAGTCACAGCAGGCTCCACAGGAGACTGTGAACGAGGACTCGGAGTATGGTGCTGGTCAGGTTCAGCAGGCTGCTGCGACTGCGTCGGCACCAGCTCCGGCTGTTCGTTCTCGTCGCAAGCCGGCGGCGGGCGCGGGTGCACCTTAAGCCAAACACGTGAATCGACTGGAGCAGTATACATAACAAAAGACTCGTCAACAAACAATACCGAGCAATCGGAATCAACATACGGTCTTTTTACTTCCGAACAACCGTTCAGAGGTAAAAGCGACCTTTTTCCACAGTCAGTACACTCGTAAATTACGGGCATATTGTCAACCATTTTTGGAGTTACGAGACGGACATTTGTTCGCAAAGTCTTATCAAACACCGTCTTAAAATCGTCTTCTAAACAATCCTGGTATGCCTCATTTGAGAGAATAGACCAGAACGTGGCATTTTTTGACTCCCAGTTTTCCTGTAGTAAAGTTGAAAACACGTTCTCACGGTACCACAGAGCAAAAAAGATTTCAGGGTGGTCAGGGTCGTGTTCAGCTAACCCTACGCGTTTAGAGTTTTCGTCGTAGAGCCAGTATACATTCCACGCAAACGAACGATCGAGTGATCCACGATATACGTCTCGTCCGTTATAATGCCATTCCTCTGCATCATAGTCATCATCATGGTCAGCTATATCTTCCGATGTATCTCGGTAGATGTAGTTGGGTTTTAGAATAGAATACATTACTTAATTGAAAGTTAATCAAACTTAACGGTTACACGCACATCATGACGAGTCATAGACTTGGTCGCCGAATGAGAAAGTTCGTGGCGCTTCTTCTTGGGACCACCAACCTCCTTGGCTTCATGAAGCCGTGTCTCCATATCCGCATGAATGGTTTCGCGGTTCTTCTCAATGTAATCTAGAACCTCGTCGGAAATAGCCCACTCGAAAAAATTGAGCTGACCAACCGTCGTATCCATCTCTCGGAACTTGATACGCTTCCAACGACAGAAAGGGTCGAACATCTTTTTGCTGTAAGCTTTGAGATGCGACTTGTACGATAGGTAGACAATCACGTGCTTATTGGTTTTCGTCATGTATGAAATATTGTACTTCTTTGCATAATTGGTCACAAACCAATCAATCAGACGAAGAGATAGGTTAGACTTTCCCTCCAAAATATCACGGACCCGTTCGGTGTTCTTGTCATTATAAAAACGTTCGAGGCGGTAGAGGACCCACTGCTCTTGGCTCTGGATTTCCATTTAATACTTTTCGGCCGGTACCCTGAAAACGGGTTTAGTTCATTCAAACATATGAAGTCAAATGGATCTCGATAAAGTCGAACAGATCTTGTTTCTTTATGGACATAATGATCAACGCACAGATGCATGGCATACCAAACGCGGAGAAATGTTGACGGCTTCGGAAATCCATAAAGCAGTGCACGATGCATCTCCTGCTTTGAAGCATGAGATCGTGATGTCCAAGCTTGTACCCCGGCAGCAACAGCAGTCGAACTTTGGTCCAAAAGCTCTTATGTGGGGAACGAGGTTTGAACCGATCGCCAAACATATTTACATGACATACCTCCAAGGCGGCGTTCGAATTGAAGATACTACATGCATTCCTCATCGCGATCACTCTTTTCTGGGAGCATCCCCTGACGGAATCATTGTGACTGCCGATAAGAACGATTTCCGGTACGGTAAGCTTGTAGAATTTAAGTGTCCTATCTCTCGCGATTTCTCCAATGATACTCCGATTCCCTCGGCGTATTATCACCAAATGCAGTTACAGCTGGAGTGTACCGATATGGACGAGTGTGATTATGTGGAAATGAAGTTCAAGGAAGTAACCTATTCTGAATGGTTGGAATCTACCGCTCAATATAAGTCATGGTTTGCAGTGGATGAAAGTGGAAAGGTCGTGTACCGCGACATCGAAGATAAGAGGGACGTTGCGACTTGGCGACGCGAAATGATGCCTACACTGGAAACTGAATGGTGGTCAACAATATACTGGGTATTTGATAAGTATCGTTTATCCGTCGTTCCTCGTGATCGTACTTGGCTACCTACTAATCTTGAAAGCTTTCGCTCTATTTGGAATACAGTTCAGGAACACCGTAAGGCTGGAACTTTGCCCGAACATCCGAAAGAGAAGACTATCTTGATAATTTAGTTTAAAACATAGACTTTGAATGCTTCATAAAAATATCCATGGCGCTGTGAATAACAGTATATCCTTTTTCAGTTAGGTATTGTACTATAGGAATACTGGTATCATTGTAGTTATTTTCAAACCCAATGACATCAATAAACACAGAATTAAAGTTAATAGATCGAATAACATCAAATTCACCGCCTTCTACATCAATACTCAAATAATGAATTCGCGATATATTGTTTTCGCTGCATATGGTATCAATTTTCTTGACAGGAGTATTTATCACCGAACTCTTGCCACCATAATAGCCAATTTCGTTATTAAGTCTCTTATGATGCCTGGGGTCATAATGGTTCTTCAGTCCCGAAAGCATTTCGGTGTAACCCTCGTTACATATGAATTCGGCCGTACCATCTTCGTTCGCTACCGCACAGTTCAAATTTATACAACTCGGTCTATTCAAGACAAGTTTATCATATACTGTCTTGTTCGGCTCTACATTAACTCCGGACCATCCACGTTCCTTCTCGAAAAAGAGGGTGTTATTTATCTTGATACCGTCATGTGCACCGACATCCATAAACACACCATTCTTGAATCCTTTGAAGACATTCGCTTCCAAATACGCATCTTGACCATCTTGGCTATAAAACTTTGACTTTGAGATAATCTTATGAATGACACTGAATATGCCCATTTCATCCATGATCTTCTTCCTGGCGGCCCGGATCGCATCAATACGTTGCGACCACCAATCTTCTTCAACAGCTTTACGAACAATTTCGGCAGCCTTTGCAGGGTCTTCGAGTGGCAGGCGAACAAATGATCGAGGATCAATATGATCTTCTAGATTCGGGCATCCCCAGTAAAATGGCAGAGATTCGGAGATTATAGGCTCCCATATTTTTTCAGTCGCATAATTTGTCTCAAAATTATTCTCGGCCGCGATTACGTACTTGTACTTCGAGTACAGATTGTACCTATCTTCGCCCGGCACTGGCCCAACATATGAATCAATATTATGGTGGTTCCGACTTCCGTATACATCAATTCGAGTATCTTTCGGTGTATCGCGCACGAACTCGATCCGAAGTGTGTGACCAATGTCGGTTTTCTTATCACTGAAGATAGCAACGACTTTATCATCTTTCGGAGGAAGATTCACTAAATCTCCACCCAAACTCCAATTTGCCGGATTGAGATAGTTACGATGTGCGTTTACATGCATGAACTTTGTAGGACTGGGATTCGCCCATTCTCCCCAAGTTTTAACCCCCCACGGTTTGCTATCGTCATATACCCAAGGCTCCATTTGAAGAATTATTGTTCTACTAGGATCATAGTACTCACCGCATCTAGGCTTATTGACAATTACAAAATAGTCTGCATCGTCTGACGATGTAATATCGAACTGGGTGATAGGCATACACCCCCTCTTAAAATCATTCACATAGTCTGAAGATGACTTCCAGTCGCAAATCATTTTTATTCTGGGACGCGAGCTGTGTATGCTTACACCAGGTTTATGTTTGACGTATATTCCGTCGTTTGGACCAAAATATTTGGATTTCTGAAGTTTCGTAGTATCAATATCACCTTTGAAAAATCCGAGGGTATTAAACCCCCCGCATCTGAACGAATCAATTGTGAGACTCATTGCGTCAGAAACACTCATTGGTTTGTAAAACAAATCACTTCCAATCACATCTAATCCAGGATAAAATGTGAAGTTGTCTTCCATAATATTATCAAAATTCAATGACTGCCGTTCTGTTTGAATATCAGTATCAACACTATATCCGCTGTGCTGATACCAATCTGAAAATACGATCTGGGGTCGTAATTCTTTAATTTCAAGTCCAGTACAAATCTTGACAACGTAATCAATTCCATGTTTAATACCGTTCTTTTCGATAAAGTCTACAAGTTTACGTGCGCCTGTTCTATTAATCGAATATCCGAATGTTCCTCCAATATAGAAAGGTAGATGCAAAGGAGCAATTTGTAGTTCTGTTGCATCCTTGACGTAAACATCTAGTGTTGCATTCCGATGCTCTTTAATCATATGATATCCGAGTAACATATACTCTTGTGTGTTAAATAGGCGTTGAGTCTTTAGTCCTTCGTATACTCGTTTGAATGATGGAGACAGAATTACGTCATCTTCAAAAATGACATAGTATTCTTCATTACTCGCTAGAAGTGATCTCCATAAATTGTAATGCGATAGAGCACATCCAATAACACCTACACCGTTTCCAAAATCGTTTCCTGCAAATAGCTTCTTTAGTTCAGATGTAGGCTTCAACTGTTTACCGTCTACTGCTTCGAAAAACTCGTAATCAGTGAATCCAATCTTTTTAAAAATTGTAGTAACCGCTACTTTTCTGTCGGGGCGGCGCTTTAGATTCACAACCTTCATGCTTTTCGGTTGATTGAATTGGTTCTCATTATTTAAGTCGTATGCATTCTTGACATCCTTATTATTACGGTCTGATGTCAAGCGACCGATATGCCGGCAACAAACCATATCAAAAAATGCAGACTTGTATCCTGCATTCATCCACTTATCGGCATAATCGCGTTCAAAGAACGTGTTGGGGCTATCGTAATTACCCAGCTTCAAAATAACGTCAACATCAATCAAACTGGGTCGGAAACTGTAGTGTGGCCAATAATGACAATTTTTATACGAAAACTGGCCTTCCTTATAATCATGAACCACGTATCCTGGAGTCAGGGGAAGGTATCCGCGCATATCTACGTCAGCGACAGTTTCCGAGTATCCGCGATTAAACAGAACCTGTTTTATATCTGGATGAGATTGTAGTAAATTTATCGAATCATCAACGTAGGACCGCTTTATGTGGAATAGGAAATCGTCTTCCATATGAATCCAGAACCGAGGTTTCACTTCCTTCAGCTTATTCCAAATTATGTTCATGCTTTCACGGTGACCCTTTTCTTCGGGGCCTTTCATGTGAAAATTGAACCAAGGGTACGACTTCTTCATAGCCTGACGATCTTCTTTGGAGGAATTATCGTCCACACAAAACCAGTAATCTATCTCGTCTACATCAGTCCAATGATTCAAGATAGAATTTACGGTTTCTCGAAATAAGTCGAGGCGCTTACAGGATGTAATTGAAAAAAAGACACGATTATTTGTTGCCTTTGTAGGTTTGAACTTTGATGGTTTGGTTAGATGCTCACGGTTCTTCTTAAAAAGCATGTTCCACACAACAGTCGTTTCCTTTGGTTCATCGCATGTCTGAATATACTTCGTGACATGATAAAAGAGACTCAATGTATCTGGGTCATCGTTCAATTCGTTCATATGAAATCGCATGTTCTTGAATGTCCTATCGCGAATAGCAGGATTGGCAATATTGTTCAGTATAATTTTCTTACAGCAGTCATACGATAACTTGCGATTGTTCGTCATATAGGCACTGATTCCTGCATTGAACTCAAAAACATCGTTGTACATATCTCGGTAAAGAAAAAGCTTATCTTGAGGATTCTTGTTGTAATTCTTGTATTTCTCGTACAGCAAAACAGCCAAAGTATGTATACCAGCCTCCTTAACCATTTCAACCGCAAAAATAATGCCTTCTGCACGATCAGAATCGAATTGTTCAGCCTTTAGGAAATACTCAAGCGCCTTCTGAAAGTTTCCCTTTCCTTTGTATAAAAATCCAAGCATCAAGCACGAATAATACCTCTCCTGCACCCAATTATTCAGTTTATCGGCAACGAGAGTATACCATTCAATTGCATCGTCTGTATGATTACAGTCTTTGAAACTCTGGGCACAATAGAAAGCATATCTACCCATTAATCCCCCATTTGTTTCGACTTCCTTCTGATAGGCTGCTTTGAGAATGTTCGCATCTTTCAAATACTTGTCTTTATCACGACTACGTGAACCGGTCTTTCCCGAATCAATGTAGTAATCTCCCTCGATGGAACTTTCTGATGGTCTGCCTTCTTCGAGAGACAAGAACTCATGAAGGACACCAACAAACTTTGTAGGCTTATGGGCAGTAACCAGAAGAGGGCGATAGTACGTAAATCCCGAACCAAACTTCATCTTATAAAAATCATGGGTGAGCTTCGGGATCTTGATAGTTCCGTGAATCGTATCGTCGGCATCAAATATAAAAATATAATCGGCCTTCTTGAAGGCTCCCTGAAGAGCTAGTGTACGATTATGACCAAAATCTTTCCATTCGTGCTGTAGGAGTTCACCTGGAATATTTTGCTCTTTAAAGAAATCCGTAATAATTTCACGAGTCTTGTCGGTAGAACCTGTATCACAGATAACCCAATAAGAAAAGGTAATCTGTTTAACTAGGTGTTCTAATGTGGCTCTTATTACATGCTCTTCGTCTTTCACAATCATGTTGAGACATATTGAGCTCATTTGTTTCAATAGAAGTCAAGCACGTAAGTTGTTTCAGAAAGGCACATACGAATTCCACGCATTTACGCGATACGGCGTCTCTACGCCAGGAGGTGGGCGGGGGGCTGATTCTGTAGGCTTGTAGTTGTTTGTCTGCTGGGCATACGATGAAGCACTTGTTTCGTCAGTTTTCTTTTCGTTTGTCTTATCTACAAACGCAACTTCAAATCCTTCACGATACTTTGATATAATCAACCATACAACTGCTAATCCTGCAAGAATCGCAACAAAAGCCCAGTTGCTCATTTACATATCTACAGCGTAAAAATGGAATGCCGTTTTCGTAGTATCCAAAGAGTAAAGAGAATGGACGACCGAGCTATGAAGACACTGAAGGACATGCTCGGGGACCGTGGAATAAAGGGAGACGTGATGGATCCAGTAACTCCCGCAATGGACGAGACACATATGTACAATTTTGGAGGCATTCTGATCATCTATAGCACAAAGAACCGGATTGCCAGTATTGCGCCGTTTGTAGACTTTGCCAAGGAAAATGGGTATACGTCTGGTATGATCATTATCAGCGAGACGTCACTCAGTGAGAAGGTGTTTGCATCACTTGTTAATCACAATGCAAATCGAGAGAACTCGTTTGTCCAAGTATTTCTTCTCGCAAGTCTGTACTTCAACATTTCGAAACACCATCTAGTCCCAAAACATCGTCTACTAGATGATAAAGAAAAGTCTGATGTTTCCAAGATGTTTCCTACCCTTGGAAATCTGCCCCATATCTTGAGTCAGGATGCGATGGCTAAATATTTGGGTGCACGTCCCGGTGATGTAGTTGAAATTACTGGACTATGTGAAACCTCTGCCGAAAATAAGCGCTGGCGAATTTGTGTCGCGGAAACAACAAATGGATAACCAGTTCAATACTTTATCCCGTAGTTATCACGATAACTACATCCAATACAAAACAACGGGTAAAGATAGCTATAAAAATGCATATGAGTCAGCAGAGAAAGGCTTGCAGTCAATTATTGATTCTTTAAAAAAGCAGGTTGACGGAAACCGGAAAGAGATAAAGGACGCACTGGGATCAAATGCTAAATCTCTTTGGTCGGAAAAACAACAACAAATGACCAATATTGGTATGGGTATACAAGAGCAAAAAGATCGAGTTACTGCGGCTAAAATGCGTCAGCCTCCACCCCCACCTCCTTTTTCTCATCAGACACAGTACATTGTCCTGGGATCAATGCTAGCTGCTATCGTCCTCCTGCAAGTGTTTTGAACCCACCAGTTATGGTCTTGACGACACTCGTAGTCCACGAAGTCCGAATTGCCATCATAATAACGACTAAACATAAAATACATAATGCAATGAGGTAAACGTTATAGGCCCAAATTGCAGCGTTGAGTTTATTAGTTGTTGTGGCCTGAATCATTTTTAGAGTTTGAAGTTTATCGATTGACGTCTTGAGTGCCTGATAATCCTGCTGGTACTTAATTAGGTCGGCAGCTAATGAGTCCATCGTGGCCGAATCAATCTGGTCTGTTCCCTGATTCAGTTTCGTAATGATTCCGCGTATTGCACCAGTAAGGTTCTGATTGATTGTAAGAACTTTTTCGATAAGATTATTTTGCGATGCAGGATCATTCTCCTGAATCGCTGCAGAAATAGCTGTTGAATACTGGGCTTTTAAGGCAGAATATTGTGCCTGGAAATTCTGAAGATCTGTCTTTCGCGAATCTTCAAACGCTTGCATTACTTTTCTTCTATACTAAATAAATGCCAACTACGGTAGGACTTAACAAAGGTGCACCACCTTCTGCTGGCGGAAAGGGGCCGGCTACAGATTACTCGATGCTTCTGGAGATGAAGCGCCGCGCTATCATCGTGAAGGGTCAGATGGTCAAGCAGGGTGTCAAGATTAGCGACCGTCCGATGACGCGTGGATTTGAGGATGGTCCTGTAACGGCTCGTCTTCACTTATTTGGAGCCGCCAAGAACTTCGTCAAGTTCTAAAATAACCAGAACTTTATACTGCCAATTGAATAATGACGGATTTTCAGTCCGCTTTTGATACCAATACTCGTGGTATTGATACCACATTAACAACCCAGCTATCTTCGGTCCAACAATGGGCGAATATACCTGGATCTCTAGTGAAAGCTTCGTCGTCTGCTGCCGGTTACCTTTGGGGGTTTAACTCTGTAAATCAAGTCTACGTCTGTCAGCAGCCGTGTACAGGAAACTGGTCGTTGGTAGATATTTCAAAATTGGCTCCTCCCCAGCCTTCTTCTGTAGGATACATGTCAGGGCCATGGATAGGAGGCAATATTCCTATTTCCAAAGTTGATAAGGACGACCAGGGTAACCCAGTATATATCGCTTACCAAAGTCCATACACTAAAATGGTAAATAGTGCCAACGTATCCAAATTTTATATTGGTAATATGTCTGCATATTCATCTGCAAATTGGTCAACGTACTCTACAACTCCGCCACGTGCTTATATTATAACTCTGAATCCTACCCAGAACTCGCCACCTGTGACAACTGCTGATATAGTTACAGATGAAACGAATGTATATTTACTGTTCACGAGTGGATCGACAACGTCATTGGCTATTAAAACGGCAAATAATCAAACTGACTGGAACGTAATTCAGGTAAGTACTCCCACTTTCGTTCCTACCAACATCTTTTCAACACATACATATATTTGGTTACAGGGAGCATCTAATCAGAAGGTCAAGTTACCTAAACCAGTAACAATGTCAAATTCCATGCCGGTTGCCGATATAACGGTAAAAATCACATCGGCGAGTTCTAGCGCGTTATACGGCATTGATGCGTCTGGAAAAGCTATGAAGACTGACGAGACATTGCAAACTGGATGGGCTCCAATCGCCGGGCTTCAGGGAACTCAAGTTGGATCTCTAGTTGGTGATTTGGATCAGACAGGATTGTTTGCAATAAATAGCTCGGGTGTTTCCGAATGTGTTGGTGATTGTTCGACCAAACAGCTTACGCCTCTAAATACTCAAGGGTACTTACCTTTGTACTTAACTGGCGACCCATCCACGAAACAACTTTGGATGACATCAAGTACAGCGGGGAGTGTAGGAAACATTTTTAACCGTGTTGCCAGCCCGGATTTTACATCGGTATCAAATGCCATTGCTCCTTTGGACAAGAACCGCGACACAGTAGTAACGGATGTTACAAAGGACTACTCGAAGCAGACGACAGTCATGAAAATCAATGAGCAACTAGCTCTTTTCAAGTCTCTGTTTACACAGCTGTTTGGAGATGCCACAAAGGCCCAGAATGATGCAAATACTCGAATCAGTCAAGTTGGTTCTGACATTGCTTCCAAAAAAGCAAACTTACAGAAACTCAATAGTATTCAGCCGACAATACAGAAATTAGTTGTGACACTGGGAATCGCTGCACTTATGTATGCAATCTTTTCACCTTTCGGGTGGATTGTTCATGCGGGTGTGATTGTCGTACTTGCGGTCGGAATTTACCTCTCTTTAAATAATGACATCAGTCTTCCCCACTTGTGGTCCTGACTGCCTTAAAGAGAAGAAGCTCAAAGCTTTAAAAGATGCTATGGATGCCAATCCATCGGATACACAGGCGAAAACTGATTACTATACATTACTAAATGGTCCAGGTTGGTTAGCCGATCATAAAGAAAGTATGGCTAAACACGATATTGAACCAAAATTATCTCGGTATCGTGACCAGTACGACGAGCTAACTACTCAACTGAACGCACAGTCTCAATACACAGATCTAGCAAAAGCTCTTAAATCTGACGGAGGAATGCCCTATTTAATGAAAGACTATGAAGCTGAAAAATCAAAAGCCGATGTTTTGAACCATCAATGGAAGTTAGCAGGAAGTCCTCAAACCGAAATTGATCTATTAGGTATTTTCCTATACTTCATCGTGGCTGTTCTAGGTGTTGCCTTACTGTACTTGGGATATGCAAAGTATCGTAAATATACAGCTCCTCCGCCTTCAATTTTAGGAGGAAATCGTCTAAAGTAAAACTAATGGAGACCGCGTATATCTTTTTAGCTGTTCTCGTATTCCTAATGTATGGGTTGACCGTATGGTACTCGTCCATTGAAGGATTCGAGAATGGGAAGACAGAAGAGTTACATGATGCCGAAATTTTTGACGAAATGTATGCTTCTATCTACGATTCCCTTTGGAACTCCAATGAACGAATTAAGTACGAAGAAGTCTCAATGCAGGACGTTTCACTGGCCGATCGCCAGACTGATGAGGTCCGAGTTCTGGATATGTGCTGTGGAACTGCAACCCATGCCCAATTCTTTCGTGATTTAGGAGTATCGTATATCGGTGTGGACACGTCCGAGGCAATGATGGCCAAAGCTCGGGAACGCTGTCCTTCTGCAAAATTCAATAAGGGAGATGTGACTCTACCTCAACTCTACTCGCCCAAATCATTCAGTCACTGTCTGCTTCTGGGGTTCTCAATCTACATGTTCCAGAATCCTCGTATTCTTTCGGATAACGCCTACCAGTGGCTCCAGCCTGGAGGATACTTTGTAGTCCACCTTGTAGATCCCGATAAGTTCGATCCTCTACACGATCTATCGTCTCCATTTGCGGCCTTTTCGTTACAAAAGTACAACGTTGAACGCCAAACTGAATCAGTAGTTTACTTTGACAAGTTCAAGTATACTGGCAAGCTCAAGAAGAAGGCGGACGAAGATGATGCATCATACGATGAAGTCTTTTCTTACTATGATCCGGCCGATAACAACGGTGTTAAGTACCGTGAAAACAAACTGTCACTCTATATGCCATCCAAGGAACGTATGATCAATATCATTCGTACATCTGGGTTTACCCATGTTGAAAGCGTTGATTTGGTCAGATGCGGTAAGGAATACCAGTATCTCGTGTATTTCACTAAATAATGAGTGTCGTTGTGAGCGACGGCCGAACAGTTTTAGATTTTCAAAAATTCACTTTCTCTGGACATTTGCGGACACACGTCTACAAAGTTCTGGACGAGAACGTTAAATTAGGCCACGCAGATTACGCATGTTACTGGACTTTAGAACTCTTATGTTCAGGGCTCGTTCATTCTCTGTGGACTACTCTTTTTGAGTCATCTGCCAAACATATTAATCGCGCAGCTCCAAATGTGTTTTTGTACCTAGTTCAGGCGTACGAAAAGTTTGCACCGTATGAAGGGCAGTATTCACTCATGGCCATGACAGATATGCGTAACAATAACGCAGTGAGGAACCTAGTGTGTGAAGCAGCAGCAACAGTAGCTCTGACTCGCAAGAATAAACTGCCTTCACTTCCACCAATTAAACCGGAACATGATTTCCAGCAAGTGACTGTTACTGAAAACTTAAAGGCTCCATCGTCAAACTACATTCGTCCTCTCATAAAAGAAGAAGATCCGCTGGATCTGTACGTTTCGTTAAATGAACTAGCTTATTGCTTACGCCCAGAATCCCGAGATCTTACGCGAGCATTGTACTGGATCTCCTGGATCCTCAAATTTGCCAGCGTGTACAAACAATCTCGCAAAGAGACTCTATTGTGTGCGTACCGACCTAATCCATATATTTCTGACGACCATTCCAGGCATGTAGTTTGGGTATTTTGGGATATCGTTCAGTTTTCTGCCAGATCATCGCCTCAAGCCGGCGTTCTAGCCCCCTATGTAGATGCATTGTACAAACTCCACTGCTTACGATGGAACCCCAGTTTATTGAAACAGCGCATATGTTTCCTCACGTGCGCATGCCTATTTATTTGCGAAAGCAATACATTGGATATTCATTATCCCGTCCCACAAGATATCATTACCGTCAAAAATATTGTAGAAAACATCCCCGAATGGCTAAAATCAATCATCCAAACCCAGAAGACATTTTCTACGTAACACACAAATGTTCAGCAAGAAGTTCATTCACTGCTTCACACTGGCCGTTCTGTTCTTTGTATTAAGCTCACCCACCACGTTCCGTCTCGTTGATCGTATTGTGAGTACGGTTGTTGGAGCGGTTGCCCCCCAGTACGTTGAGACGCTGCGTGTATCTATGGGAGGATGCCCGACGACGTATGGTCTGTTTGTTCACTCGGTCGTGTTCGGAGCAGTGTCATTCTATCTCCTCCACACCGCGTAAAACGAAACTGTATAAAACCAGATATTCAGTACTAAAATGAAGATACTTGTATTCGATACAGAAACGACCGGACTTCCAAAAGATATGAGTTTACCAGCTATTCAATCGCCTGACAACTGGCCACATCTAGTGTCCATCTCTTGGGCTGTTCTTGATTCAGACACTAATTCGGTTATGAAGACTCATTGTTACATTGTGAAGCCTAGTAAATGGACAATTCCCGAAGAATCGTCTCGTATTCATGGGATTACACAAGACAAAGCATTGGAGTTTGGAATCCCGCTTCAGGATGTTATGGAAGCATTCAATTGCGAACAGTGTGACATAATGGTTGCTCACAATTTAAAGTTTGACTTGAATGTTGTGATGAATGCAATTATTTGGGACTTGAATATTCCGTTCCGCGGTTTTGCGAAACGTAAGTTCTGTACGATGGAAATTGGTACAGCTATGTGTAAGCTTCGAGGGAGGAGTGGATACAAGTATCCAAAACTAAACGAGTTGTATCAGCATGTTACAGGACAACTCGTAAAAGCAAACCAGCTTCATAATGCCTTATTTGATACTCTTTATCTCTGCGAAATCATTCAACGATCGACGGAAATACGGATTCAAATGGGACTAACATCAATAAATATAAATAATGCGAATCAAGCGATACAACGGTCGGAAGGTACCATTCAAGCTTCCACCAATTCAGGAAACAAAGGAAGTACAGGTCCTATGGTGCGATGATGGTTGGGCATATGTCCCCCAAATGAAGATTCGCCGTTACTTTGAGACAAGCGACACGAATGTACTAGAATATACCCAGGAACCTTGGGACGGGGTAGTTCCTGCAAAGGTTCTGTATAGTGAATCAGTTACTTACTCACTTTACACTCCTAATAAGATGTGGATGGAGATTGGAAATCAGTATTCAGAACTGTACGTTGTAGATGAGGTCTGAAAAACCTAAACGAACAAACAAATGATAGCACTCGATGTTCTGTACATCGCGCTAGCGACCATCTGTGTCCTAGCCATCTTACAGATTTTTGCTTACGTGGCCACTCGTGTTCTATACCCGCCGGAGCCCCAGATCATTTACCGTAATGTTCCGGTACCCATGCAGCAGCAAGCCCCACCACCCCCACCACCAGTTCACTCACCATACCTCCAGCAGGGACCTCCCCAACTACCGAAAAACGAACCGGCTTTCACCCAGCAGTCTCAAGAAGTAAAATTACCGGAGTATGAGCCGCGCAAGCCAGCTTCAGACTCTTTACGCTTGGACGCCGAGCTCCCGCCTGGTCTTCAGGAAACCCGTCCCGACGGACTGTAAAACATTCAAAGTTCCCCAAACTACCGGATCATCAGGTTGGATAATATTCACATACGAAAACGCTATTCCCGTGTGTCTTTGGATGACCGCACAGGAGTGTCGTCGTATTCCGTGTATTGTGGACGAACGTTTGTGTGGAGACACATTTCTTCGAGCCGAACGAATGGGACCTTACGAATTTGTGATTTCTGATATCTTCATGTTTAATTCAAACTGCGTATTTGCTTGCTCAACGTTTGAACAGCGGTACCATTGGCTAAAAGATCTGATGGACACTTTCATTTATCCTACGAAGTTCACAGCTCAATTGATTCACAAAAAGGATCTGAACAAGACCCACAAAATTCGGGGGTACGAAGAACATCCAGATGAACCTGGTAAACACGGGTACTTCGTAGATTCGGACGACCGTCAAGATGTTACGAAACTTCCAATTCCAGACTGTTACGAAGTTGCGGGTGGAGGGTACTTGAAAGTCCCTGATCTAAAAACTTCGGTATTCTTGCGTTCGAAAGGGTCGTCGTTCAAACTCAAATGTTCCAAGAATGACGATGGATCCTGGACAGTTCTGGAAAACATTCCTTCTATAGATTAAATGGCTCGTAAGAGTACTAAAAAGGCAGGTACTCGCCGTCGCAAGATGCGTGGAGGATACTATGGTGCAACCGGCGCGATTGCTCCAGGTGCTATGGAGTGGGGACGCAGCTCCGAGATGGGCGATTTTGTAGCGAACTCGTCGCGCGGAGGCAATAATGCTATCCTCGGTGCAGGGCGTAAGCGTCGTGGATCCAAGAAGGCTGGAAAGAAGAGCCGCAAGACTCGTCGTAAGATGCGCGGCAGTGGTAAGTATGGCGGTGTTGCGGCCTCGTTTGGTGGAGACGGTGTAGCTGGAATGGCCAACTATACCGGCGTCACGTCGCGCGATAATGTCGGCGTACCCTTCTACGGGAAGTTTAACGACTTCGGTGCCCAACCCGGTTCGAAGTTTTGAAGTTTTGTCAGGACTTAATAAATAATGGACACTTTGATTGCCGGTCTACTTTTTGCCGTTGTGGCAGTTTATTTGTACCAGCGCCACCTGGCTGCAACGATCGCATGGGTTCTCTTGGGATACATTCTTGCTCACCACGTAGGTAAGCTGGGACACACGGTATCTGTACTAGTTGGATTAGTCCTAGTGTACCTGATCTCCATGGTGACGAAGAGCACGTACGAAGGATTTGAGGAGAAAGAAGAGAAGGAGGAGAAGCATGAGAAAGGTAAGGGGAAGTCGAAGGACAGTGATCCACAGCCCGCACCGCCAAAGACGAATGATCCGCATGTAGATGTAGGTACAACGATCCTACATGCATATCGTAATTTAAGCCCCGAGCAGATTGGTGGTATGCGCCGCGACACCAAGGAGCTGATGGGGCTTCAGAAAGAGTTAATGGGTTCTTTATCCGAAATGAAGCCTGCGATCGAACAGGGCGCTGAACTCCTCAAGACATTCAGCCAGTTTTTCGGTAAGGATGGTCAGGGCATGCCCCAGCAGGCGTGAATGCGTTCCATAGCATCGGCATACACATACACATGATAAGTAGGGTCATTTGTTGAAATAAACGGACCACCAATGGATTTGACAATTCCTGTCCATTCGTGAACTTCGGACTTTAATATCTGAAAATAAATCCAGTCATTCCACATACTCATCGTCTTGTACAACGACATCATACTGAATATCGATGGCGCTTCGCCATAATAGGCAGCTGAAAACAAAGTTATGAGAGGACTTATAACCATATCTACCCAAATCATTATGCGATCAAATAAGTTATCCTTCGTGAAAATCTTGTTCATCTGAACAAATTCTTCAGCAGTTTCAAAGTATTCGGTATAATTTAATATTGATTGAGCAAGTACATTACTCGTCAGCCGAGTCTTCAGAGTTTTTGTCGAGGGGATCATCTATTACAAACCCTTCCGAAGGAAATTCCTTCTCTTCTAACGTCTTGGCATCCAGGTACTTCCACGTCACGTTTTTAACATTGAAGATATACTCTAGCCATTCTGGATCCACAGTTGTCCCATACTCAATAATACGATTAACGTCGTTGGTTAGCTCACGAACTACTCCGTTTTCGCGTACATATCCAAGCCACAGCCAAGGAAGATCGGAGTTATCAACCGCATACAGAGTTTCATTTTTCTCGGGGGAGAAGAAAAAGTTATCGATTCGACGGCAACAGGTAAATACTTGACGATAAGCCCACACTGCAATCGACATTTATTTTAATAGGTCGAATCCTGTGAAAGCGGTAAAGCGCCGACCTCGTCCTTCAGTGTAGATACTAGGCGATCGCGATTCTTCAGGTTGTCTCCAGTGAGAGTTGCAAACCCCTCGCGCATCGCGAGGTTGACCTGATGGTCGATGCCCAGACCTAGAGAAATAGACGTGGCCAATGCAACCATGATGAACGGTGTGGCGACAATAGCCCAAGAGACAACACCAAGGTCTACCGAGCACAGGGCGTCAAGAATGACTACACCGGCAACACCCATAACAACCTTGCCAGCAGCAGTGGCAAACAGGCTTAAAGAGAGATCCAGACCTACATGGACCGCAATGTACAGGAGGTAGAGGAGCGCGGGAGGGCAGAGCGCATCAATGAAACGCATCTTCAGGTTATTTACATTGATACAACAAAAATGAACAGCCACATCCAGACAATTATTGAATTGACCGGGTGTTCTGAAGACGATGCCATGAGAGTATATGCAGAAACAAACGATGTGGAAGATGCGATAGATAAAATACTGCCGCCAGCGAAGAACGCTGCTCGGAAGTATTATGAGGCAATTAAGCCCGTTCGTACCTACACCGAACAGGAGAAGCAAATCAAGATTTTACGTGACGAGTTGAAGAAGATGGATGATGTGCGTCTTACTTCGTTAAATCCACGCGGCTTCGTGGCACCAAACGTGCCGAATATCCTCCGCGAAGAAACGGTTCAACAAAGTAATTGTGATCAGGAATGTCAGCTACCCGTTCTTCAATCAGAGGCTCAAATACCGGAAATTGTTTGTCTGTTACCGTCTGAATGCTCTTCCGATTCGCAGTCGAATGGCCGAACATGACGCGGCTCTGATCATCAATACCCTCAATGCTTCCCATACCCAGGTTAGGAGTAGTAGCAAACGGCCGAGCAAAGATCTGCTTGGGTCCCTTCATGCGTACAGTGCCGGGTGCACCAAACAGCAGTTCGGACTGGGTATCAATTTCACATCCACCCTCGGGAGAGTTACCGTAGTTTCCCTTGGGAATCATACCGGGAATTGATGCAGCAACCGCCCAGTCGTTTCCGCATCCGGACGGAGTGGCTGCCTTTAAGGTTGCAGTATTCGCCTCATTCTGGGCTACGTCGCGGGAAGCCTCGCCTTGACGAGTATTGGCGTACATGAACGGTAGTCCAAAGTTAGACGACATCTTATTACTATAAAACGAATTTAACTCGTCCGAACTTACTTTGAGTAACTATGTTGCTCCAACCGTGTGATTGGCTGGAGAACGACGCAAACTTTAAGTATGTGGTTGATGTATTTGGTAGACTGGATGACGATCGTGTCGCAAAGGTCCGGCTTACTGGGTTCCACCCATACTTCTACTTGAAGTCTGCGGAAGGGGAGACGGCACAGATGGTTATATCTGCAATCGAAACGGCGTGGGGAAAGCAGATGAGGGGTTTGAAGATCACGCAGGAATTCAAGTTGGATGCCATGCGTGGATTCAGTGGTTTGATTCCAATCAAAGTCTGGAAGCTTACCTTTCCAGCTATTTGGATGTTCAAGACTGCTCTAAAGACTCTGAAGGATTCGATGAAGATTGGTGATCGTAAGATACGTCTGGAAGATATTTACGAAGCAAATCTTCCTCCGTTCATTCGACTGTTTCACGAACTCGATATTGCTCCCGCTTCACCTATTTCATTTGAAGCCGAGGAAGAAGAAGCCGGCGATGACGAGAATGTCGATGTTTCGTTCACGGTAGATTACAAAGAAGTCACTCCCGAACCAACAGCCAAGATTCCCTTGTATGCTGCAGCGTATGATATTGAGACGTATTCTGCGTCTGGAAACTTCCCGGTATCATCAAATCCCGAAGATGAGATTATTCAGATTGGTGTCTCGTTTCGATACACGGACGATATGCTGAATTCTTATAAGCGCTTTGTCTTCGTTTCGGGAACGTGTACTCCATCGAAAGACGAATCTGTTACATTCGTAAGCTGTCGGAACGAGAAGCATTTGCTAGAAGAGTTTCAGAAATGTGTGAGATTCGAGAATCCCGATATATTGGCTGGCTACAATACATTTGGTTTTGATGACGGATATATTGCTGACCGAGCGGAGTATCGTAATCTGACCTTGCGACTTGGACGCGTAGAAAATAAGTGGAAGAGTGCCGAGTGTGCTCCCACCGTAAAGAAGACGTTCGAGTTGGCTTCGGGGAAATTTGCGGTACGGTATTTGGAAGTTGATGGCCGATTGGCGGCAGATCTGCTTCTCAGTGTTCGGCGTGAACAGAACTTGGATTCTTACAAGCTTGATAGCGTAGCCAATACATTTCTACGTGACAAGGTGACAAAAATTGAACGGATTGATGACTTGAATATCAAAATTTACACAAAAAGTACTCGTGGATTGTTTGTGGGAAATCTGGTTCGGTTTGATGTTATGACCAACACCACAAATCCTTATCGCGAAGGTGAAAAGTTTCAGGTTATCCAGAAAGAAGACAGGTCATTTATAGTCCAATCGGAAACCCCAATTCTACACGATTTGGATGCCGACGAAATCTCCAAGCTCGAATGGTCGTTTTCAAAAGACGATACTAGCGCTCAAGAGATGTTTGCGTCGCATCGTGGATCGGCAGATGATCGGGCAGTGATTGCCAAGTACTGTATTCAGGATTGTGATCTCGTCCTGACGCTGATGGCCAAACTCGATACACTTGTGAACGCGCGCGGAATGTCAGACGTGTGTCGCGTCCCGATCCAGTACATTTTCCTACGCGGGCAAGGAATAAAGATTTACTCGGCAGTTGTCTACAACGCTTCAAAACGTAACCAGGTCATTATGACCCAAGAAGGATTAGAAGGAAATGCGTCATACGAAGGCGCAATCGTCTTGCCTCCGAAAATTGGAATGTACCTGGACCAACCAATTCCCGTTCTTGATTTTAATTCGCTATACCCGTCCAACATGATCGCATACAATCTGTCACCGGATACGCTCGTGTATGTAAAAACCTTCTCGGCATCAGGAAAGAAGCTTAAGCAAGAAGGGCCTGACGGGACTGACTTAATTGCGGCAGGGTACAAAATTGACGAGGTGTCGTACGATACGTTTGCGGACGATAATACTCCTAATGGTCGTATAACGTGCGGATTTGTCCAGCCAAACTCCGATCCTCGAACCGTAGGAGTTCTGCCTCTGACTCTAGATCTGCTTCTGAAGAAACGTAAGGAAACTCGCAAGTTGATGGAGACTATTGATGACGATGCCCAGAAATCGGTACTGAATGGTCTTCAGTTGGCTTACAAGGTTGTAGCCAATTCGGTGTATGGACAGTGTGGTTCACGAACATCGCCTATTCGCAGGCTGGAAGTGGCAGCCTGTACAACTGCTGTCGGACGTCAGAAGATTTATGATGCCAAGAAGATCGTAGAAACCGAGTTTGGAGGTGAAGTCATTTATGGCGATACAGATTCTATCTTCGTGAAGTTTGCCACGAAGGATCTGGCCGAGAGTATTGAACTTGGTAAGAAAGCCGCTGAACGAATCACCGCTTCGGGACGAAAGGCTCATAAGATCGAGTATGAGAAAACCTTCTTCCCATTCATTCTGTTCTGCCGGAAACGGTATGTCGGTATGATGTATGAAGATGATGTCAAGAAGTGTAAGCGCAAGACTATGGGTGTCGCACTGAAGCGACGCGACAATGCTCCTATTGTCAAGGATATATTCGGAGGAGCTCTGGATTCGCTCATGGAACATCGTAACATCAAGACAGCCGAGAAACTGGTCAAGGATATGCTTGTCAAAGTCATGAAGAACGAGTACCCTTTGGAAAAGTTTGTTCTGTCCAAGCAGCTGCGCGACGATTACAAGAACCCTGGACAAATTGCTCACCGAGTTCTTGCAGATCGAATGGAAGAGCGCGATGCCGGAAATAAGCCACAAGTCGGTGATCGTTTGGCGTACGTGTATGTTGCATCGCGTAAGGACGAGAAAAAGCAGGGAGATAAAATTGAGCACGTAGATTACGTTCGTGAGAAGAAGCTGAAGCCGGATGTGGAGTTCTATATCACAAACCAAATCCAAAATCCGGTTGCTCAATTATTTGCACTGGCCATTGAGGATCTGGATGGGTATAAGAAGAAGAACTACGACAAATTTTACGAAGAGTATCGGGAAACTCTGGACGAGGAAGAAGCGACACTAAAAGTTCTAAAGCTGAAGGAAAAGGATTTGGAGCCCCTGCTGTTTATGGGTTCACAGTACTTGAAGAAACACAAGACCGGTCCAATGGATATGTTTCTGAAACGTTAAGTGATTTTCAAACACCTGTATAATAAAATCAAATGTATGATTTAGTTGTATGTGCTGTCTTTAAGAATGAATCTCATATCTTAACAGAATGGATTGAACATTACCTCAAACGTGATGTAGACCATATTTTTTTGATAGATGACTTTAGCACAGACGATTATATGAGAAAGTTAGAGCCTTACATGGATAAGGTAACGTTATTTAAGAATGATATTGTAACCAAGGAACGAAATAGGCAACCTATGGTTTACGAGAAGTACTTACGACCGATTCTTGGTAAAACAAAGTGGATGGCTATTCTAGATCTGGATGAATTTTTATATTCTCCGACAAACGAAAAATTCAAAGATATACTTGGTCGTTATGAGAATATATCGCAGATACGGGTAGATTGGTTATTTTTTGGAAGTAATGCACATATCAAGCAGCCGGTGTCTGTTGTAAATGGTTTTACTATGCGTGCCAAATTCGTAACAGATAAATCATATTATTCTTTTAAATCTATTGTAAAAACGTCAGATTTTATCAGTTTTGGTTTACACATACACGATGTTTGTTCCCAAACAGTCCATTGTGGATATAGTGATAACAACCCCCCTCCTTTTGTTATAAATCACTATGCTATTCAATCATTCGAGTTTTTTATGAAAATTAAGGCAACACGTGGAGACTGTGATAACCATTTTGATCACTCTAACCTTAAGCGTAACGAGACTTATTTTAAGGAATATGATCTTAATGAAGTTGTTGATACAAGGTTGTTGTTACAAAACAAGCCATTGGTTAATTTGTCAAGGGAAATCGGAACTTCGGATGAGATTACGTTAGTGATAACATCTTGCAATCGCCCTTTTCTTCTGAAAGAAACACTCGAATCATTTGTAAAGCAGAACACGTACCCTATCAAAGAAACATTTATTATAGAAGATTCCGGAGTTAACGGATGCAATGTTGACGCTGTTAAAGATTATGAAAAACTACTAAACATAACCTGTTTGTACAACTCTAAAAATATAGGTCAAGTTGAATCTATTGATAGGGCGTACTCATATGTTCGCACAAAGTGGATCTTTCATTGTGAAGAAGACTGGAAGTTCCTTCAGCCGCAGTTTATTGAAAAGTCGATGCGAGTTTTCAATGACAATCCAAATGAAAAGATATTTACTGTATGGTTGCGGCCTCATAATCATACGAGTGGCCATCCTATTATTCACGACAAACTGAATCGGGGATATTTTCTTATGCACAAACATTTTACCCACGGGCATCACGATGGTAAGCAATACGCATGGGGAGGAATAACATTTAATCCAGGCCTTCGTAAAACATCGGACTGTTTGATTTTCCACCCTTATTCCGTATGTCTACCAAAGAGCCAAAAGGACGGGAAGGAATATGTAGGAGAGTATGTTATCAATACAGTATACAAGGATTTAGGTTATTATGCAATGATTCTAGCAGATCCAAATGGACATGTTACACATATCGGCGACAACCATCACATACCCCGTTTTTGGGATTAGTGGTTTTAAACCATTCAAATAATAAATGGAAATGGACGAACGTATTGTCGACCTTCTTCACGAAATGATGGAAGCTCGTACAGAGTTTCTGTGTAATGACGCACTTCGGGCACTGAATTTTCCTTCCCGAAATACGCTCGTTGCTCGATTTTTAAATAATGAATCTTTGGTACTGGAACTTGTGAATCGTATTCATGCAAGTCGTATTTACGGAGATATTACCCAAGCTCTTCTTACGGTAACCCTGCCTGGCGGAGCTGCAGTGGCTCGTAATTTTTCCGATCCAGTAGCTGTTACAGCCAGTACAAACCAAATTAATGCCGGTCTAGAATCTATTCAGGCAGCTTCTTCTCCTTGCGCGATTTGCCAGGAGCCGATTTCTTCGGGAGGGGTGCGGATTCGGGTTTGTCGGCACGAGTACCATCGGTCTTGTATTTCAAACTGGTTTTCAATGAGTGTCCGATGTCCAGTCTGTCGACACGATATTCGTGAAACGGGTCCGGAAGGTCAAACATCGACTGACGTATTACGAACATCCGTTCCACTGCCAAGCCAGTCGGAGGGCTCACAAACCGAGGAATAATGTCGGATTCGCCATACTGAATTCGGTGAAGCATTCGTCGAACATCGTGATTACAATCTTTCATTAAGGTGGAAACATCGTGTTGTGGGAAAAACATCTGTAGATCCATAGCTCTAGGTGGGAAACACCGTATGGTTTCAATATGCTCGGAGTTACGTTTGAAAATAGTTGGGAGTTCGTTACCGGTACACAAAATGGGAACTTTTCGGGTTGGATCTTTAATCCATTCCACAATCTTGTTTTGGGCATGTGGGTCAGACCCGTCAACTTCGTCCAGAATCACACATGTCTTACGGGTCGTTTCGCCTCGAATAAATGAATGGATATTCACGGCAGACCGGCATGCATCTTTGATTTTTTCTACATCTTCAAAGCTCCTAATGGATCGCGACGCATTGATTTCTAGCGGGTCAAACCCAAAAGTACGAGCAGCTGCCAGAGCGAGTGTTGTTTTCCCTATTCCGGGCGGGCCAGATAACATAATCGACTTACGAAAATCCTTGGATTCAAGGTACTTTTGTAAGGACTCTTTTTCTTCACGATACCCAATAACATCCTTCAAAGTATTTGGTCTCAACACTTCGGCATACATTACCCTCCTTATTCAAAACAATCTAAACGCATTGTACGTAGTCAAAGTGCGCATATAAGATAGTGGTTAGTCCCAGGCTCTTATAAGGCCTGTGCCCGAGTTCGATTCTCGGTATGCGCAAATTCAAGGACAGTTGGATGGCCAATCAGTTCCACAAGTATGTGCTAAATTGCACTTGGCTTCTGGGGTCTGAAGTGTCTCCGTCTTTGGATCAAATGGAGTGCAAGTTGTCGGGTACTGTGGCTCGCACATTCCACTTCCAACATTAAACGACCACTGATCAGGGCAAGGAGCTCCCTTGCCTGCCGGAATAACCATCTGGGGGTTTATGACGTATTTGTATACCGTAAGTAATCCCAAAGTCACAACTACGGCGACAAGTAAAGGAAAAAGGACGTCGCTAGCTTTCATTCTTGTTTTTCTGCAGAGAAAGTAATGGAAGTTGCACGGCACGTCATAGAAACATATTTCAAAGATACTTTGAATCCTTTGGTTCGACACCACCTAGATTCATTCGGAGATTTATTGAGTACGAAGATCCCGAACTTCATTCGGGGTTGGAATCCTAATATTGGTCGTATTCTTTCTGATGGACGTGAGATTCATGTCTATATTGGCGGAAAGTCGGGTGATAAGATTCGGTACTATCCTCGCATTGATGATTCTGGAGCTGCCGTGCTTCCCCATGCTTGCCGTCTAGATAATACGACATACTCATTTGAAATTCGAGCAGATATGGATATCGAATATGTGTTCCCCGACGAAACGGTGACACAGTCATTTGAGGATGTATCTATTGGTCGTTTACCGTTAATGTTGAAAAGTCCCCTCTGTTACCTTACCTCTATGAGCTCTGAACAACTATCTGAAGCTGGCGAGTGCAAGTTTGAGTTGGGTGGATATTTCATCATTGGCGGAGCCGAGAAAGTTTTGTTGACCCAAGAACGTCTGGCTGAAAACATGTTTTATGCTTCCAAGCGCCCCAAAACTTCGGCCTCTCGTCCTCCCGTCGTTGGACGAGTAGAAGAAGAAGAGGTATCAACCAAGGTTGAGGGTGCTACGAAAGGTGAACCGGACGAGTACATTGCCGGAATTCGTACCATCAACGAATCGGGGACAAACGGACCCTACTTCCACTTTCTTGTGCTTCCCCCAAAGAATGAACGACCCAACGATATAGACACAATAAATAAAACCGACAACTTCGCGGAATTTTACAATAAGCGGTTGTGTATTATTCAATTACCTGGGTTTGCCAAGCCTGTACCTATTATCAGCGTGTTTTACGCCCTGGGTGTCACGACAGACAAGGATATTTACGACACTATCTTTGCCGGGGTTCCGGACGATGAGCGGTCCATGTACGACGAAACGTTCGCGGAAATCATGCTGTCGCACCAGCTATTCTTAAACCAGGAAATGAAGAAAGAAGAAGATCAAGATCAGGACCCGAATTTACTTGTTATGAAACGCGTGTGCCGTACACCCACCCAGGCAGCGGTGTATGTAAATTTGTACAACGATCTGTTCTCTCACTGCGAACCTCGGGAGGGAGAGAGTGCCGCTTCTCTGTACCGTCGTAAATCTTACCTCCTGGGCCAGATGCTGAAAATGACGATTGATGTATCGTTAGATATTAAACCCAAAAGCGACCGCGATCATTACCGGTACAAGCGTCTGTACGCGTCTGGAGACTTATGCTTTGAAGAGTTTCGGCGCATTTACAAGCTTGTGGCAAACGATATGCTTCTTCGCATTGATAGTCGTATAGAGTTCGAGCGCCAGACGTATATGGGTAAGAAACTCGTGAACCTCATTAGGGAAAGTCCCAATATTTTTTGGAAAAATTATATGATGCTCAACGAGATCGAAAAATCATTCAAGGGAAAGTGGGGAGGTAAGGATGGAGTGTGCCAAGAACTCACGCGCTTTTCTTATATTGGAACGATTGCCATGCTACGTCGTGTGAATTTGGATATGGACAAGAACACCAAAGCTTACGCTGCCCGTCGCTTACACGGAAGTTCGTGGGGATATATGTGTCCTTCCGATAATCCTGATGGAGGAAATGTAGGGATGATTAAGTCCATGACGCTACTCTGTTCTATTTCAACCACTACACCGTCAAAGATTATGTACGACATTGTGAAATCGTTCAAGACGTTCAAACCAATTCACCTCATTCATCCTGGAAAGTTTAGTCCTGTATGGACGAAGGTGTATGTCAATTCAGATCTAGTAGGAGTATTTACCGGTAATACTGAAGATTTTCATTACGATACGATTCAGAAACGCCGCAGCCGCGAAATCTCGAAGTTCGTTTCGTTATGCTGGAACCGGGATGATAATGAGTACCTGATTTATACGGACGCAGGGCGCGCATCCCGCCCGCTTTATCGCGAAGGAACGAAGCCGGAAGCTGTGAAACGCGTGTCGAAATGGTCAGAATTCGATAACAAGATTATGGATTATATTGACCCCCAAGAACTTGAGTGTGTGCGCATTAAACTGGAACCCTTTTCTGAAACCCAGTTATCAGAAATTCATGGACTGATGATTTTTTCAGCTTCGGGAAGTATTATTCCAAACGCCGATCATAATCAGGCTCCACGAAATATGTTCTCGTGCCAGCAATCGAAACATGCGTGTGGATGGCATAACACAGCTTTCAATAAACGGTTCGATACAGCTGCTACATGGCTAAACACTCCTCAATTACCGCTATCTCAAACGTGGACTATGCGGCACATTTTGGGCAAGAATGGATGTTTAGGGTACGGCGACAATATCATTGTAGCCCTGGGTATTTATTCCGGATACAACCAGGAAGACTCGGTCATCTTAAACGATAATGCCCTGAAACGCGGACTGTTTGACACGATATACTACCATTCCTACGACATCACCGAAGAAATGATCAATCCTGCTGCCCAGACACATACTCTCTTTGGAAATGTTATTACAGATTCTCGGTATCGCGAAACTGTTGTTCCCAAAGAAGGTATGGATTATACGAAGTTGGATGGGGATGGAATTATTATGGAAGGAAAGGAGATTACTGAAGATACCATTCTTGTTTCCATTGTGACCCCTCTTTCAAACGAGAACCAGGAAGTTTCCGGATTCCGTGATAAGAGTGTTAAACCGAAACGCGGACAGCGAGGACTTGTGGATGGCGTGTATCGCTATATTACCCGCGAAGGTCTGCGTGGCGTAAAGATCAGAGTGGCTGAATCACGCAGTCCGGTGCTCGGCGACAAGTTCTGTTCCCGACATGGACAGAAGGGAACGGTAGGTCTTCGTATGGCAGAGCAGGATTTACCCTTTACGGCTTCAGGGTTACGTCCAGATATGATTGTGAATCCCCACGCATTCCCGAGTCGCATGACGATCGGACAGTTTATTGAAGGGATGTCATGCAAAGCCGGTCTTGAAGTTGGATCGCTAATTGATTCTACTTCCTTCTCGACCCAAAACCGTATTGGAGATATGAAGGACCTACTTCTGAAATTGGGAATGCATCCTTACGGCCACGAAATCATGTACAATGGCGAAAATGGAGAAATGATGGAGGCAGAAATATTTATGGGCCCGACATACTACTTACGTCTCAAACTGATGGTTGAGGACAAAATAAATTACCGTACTCGCGGACCCAAAACAATGCTGACTCACCAACCAGTTGAAGGGCGTGCTAATGATGGTGGTTTGCGTATTGGAGAAATGGAGCGCGACTCGATTATTTCGCACGGAATGTCCAAGTTCCTCAACGAAAGCCTGATGGAACGTTCCGATAAATCCGAGACGTTATTACAGACTGAAACTGGATACTTGGATTCCACCCCCGACCAGCAAGGAACCAAGCTAGAAATACCCTATTGTGCGGGCCTTTTCTTACGTGAACTTGAATCCATGCATATCTCGGTCCAGCTCGCCGCCCCCTGAAACGGATTTTGTTGATATAAGTTTACAGATGAACAACAACATGACTGACCATATGTACGTAACAAAGCGTAATGGTGAACGCGTCCCGGTCTCATTTGACGAGATTCTCCAGCGTGTCCGTAAACTATCGGACGGGCTTGAGCATGTGAACCCGGATTTGGTCGCACAAAAGGTCTGCAATCAGCTAACTGACGGAATGCCCACGTCCAAGCTTGATGAGTTTGCCGCGGAAACGTGTGCGATGATGCAGGCCAGGTATCATCCCAATTACGGTAAGCTGGCGTCCCGTATTGTGATTGATAATCACCACAAGACGACCCCCGCAACTCTGCTGGAATGTGTAGAGAAGCTTTATCATGGCGATACCCAGATTATCTCGGACGAGTATCACGACTTGGTTTGTAAGAACAAGGATGTGTATCAGAATATGATTTGTTACGATTGTGACTTCATGTTTGATTACTTTGGGTTCAAGACTCTGGAGCGCGGGTATCTTCTAAAGGCTGGTGGACTTACAGTAGAACGTCCCCAGCATATGTGGATGCGGGTGGCTATTCAACTTCACCAATCGAACTTTGATCGGGTCAAGGAGACGTACACCGCTTTGTCCCAAGGATATTTCATTCATGCAACTCCCACGTTATTCAATTCAGGAACTCGGACTCCCCAGCTCTCTTCGTGCTTTCTAGTTCAGATGTCGGATGATTCTATTAAGGGAATTTACAAGACTCTGGGAGACTGTGCCCAGATTTCCAAGTGGGCCGGCGGTATTGGTTTGTCCGTTCACAATGTTCGCGCCCGAGGCTCCAAGATCCATGGCACAAACGGCGAATCGACTGGCTTGGTTCCTATGCTCAAGGTGTTTAACGATACAGCCAAGTACGTTAACCAGGGCGGCAAGCGCAACGGTTCGTTCGCCATTTATTTGGAACCTTGGCATGCGGACATTGAGGACTTCCTGCGTCTACGTCTCAATCAAGGTGCCGAAGAGGATCGGGCGCGCGATCTCTTTTATGGGCTCTGGATCCCCGACGAGTTCATGCGCCGAGTAGAGGCAAATTCTGAATGGACCCTCATGTGTCCCAAGGAATGTCCGGGACTAGACGAAGTTTGGGGTGAGAAGTTCGATGAGCTTTATTGCAAGTACGAGTCCGAAGGTCGTGGTCGTAAAACCATTCCAGCCCAAAAGATCTGGCAGATGATTCTGGACTGCCAGATCCAGACAGGTAACCCTTACCTGTGCTACAAGGACGCAGCAAATTCTAAATCAAATCAGCAGAATCTAGGTACGATCAAGTCGTCTAATTTGTGTACCGAGATCATGGAGTATACGTCTCCTACGGAAACAGCGGTATGTAATTTGGGGTCGCTGGCTCTCCCGAAGTTTGTGGAGGATGGAGTCTTCAATTTCAAGAAGCTTCGCGAGTATACTGGAATTCTTGCTCGTAATCTGGATATTGTGATTGACAAAAACTTTTATCCGACTCCCGAAACTCGCGCTTCAAATACACGCAATCGTCCTATCGGGATTGGCGTACAGGGGCTAGCGGACGTATTTGCGATGATGCGTCTACCTTGGTCTTCTCCTGACGCCCAGAAACTCAATCGTGATATCTTTGAAAACATATACTATTCTGCGTGCCAGACCAGTATTGAAATTGCATCTGAAAAGACGACCGAAGGATACTGGCGCGGAATGCCTGTGATTGAAAAGGCCGGACACTACCCTTCATATGCAGGATCTCCAACCTCGAACGGTAAGTTCCAGTTTGATCTGTGGAACGTCCCTTCAAATCCTTCTCTAGACTGGGACCGTCTACGTCACGATATGCAGCGGTACGGAATCCGCAATTCTCTACTTGTGGCTCCAATGCCTACGGCGTCTACATCGCAAATTCTGGGCAACAACGAGTGTTTTGAACCGTTCACGTCAAATCTGTATACTCGGCGCGTCCTGGCCGGCGACTTTATGGTCGTGAACAAATATCTCGTAGAAGATCTCATCAAGCTCCGTCTCTGGAACTCGTGGACGCGCGAACAGATTATGAATCATAATGGTTCTATTCAGAACATTGAGGAGATTCCCGATGATCTGAAGGAACTGTATAAGACTGCATGGGAAATTCCCCAAAAAACTCTAATTAATATGTCTCGCGATCGTGCTCCCTTTATCTGCCAGTCGCAGTCTCTCAACCTGTTTCTGACGGAGCCGACGTACGCTAAAATCTCGTCGATGCATATTTATGCATGGAAGCAAGGCCTAAAAACTGGATGCTACTATCTGCGTACAAAAGCCGCGGCCTCTGCCCAGAAATTCACAGTAGAACCCTGCCAATCCTGTTCAGCCTAAACAATTTCTCCTAGAAAGAGTATAAAACAAAATGGACGGTGGATCATCTGCTCTATCCCCTGCCTCTGTTGGTGGACGCCGCCGCACCCGCAAGGGCGTCAAGACGCACCTGCGCCTGGTCAAGAAGACGACTGTTCGTAAGCTCCTCGCCAAGAAGGGTTTCCGCATGCGCGGCGGTGCCAGCGCCGAGCCCGAGAAGCTGGATGGCGTTGTAGAGGCGACGGGTGCCATCGAGAAGAATGCCGCCGCGGCTGCTGCCCCTGCTGGTGGTCGCCGCCGCTCCCGCAAGCACCGCAAGAGCCACCGCCGCTCTCGCAAGGTGTTCGGCCTCTTCTAAACTGCCGGTTTAGCCTTCTCCTTCAGTTCCTCGCCGATCTGCGATACCATCGCAAACAGTTTTTCATTGAAACCGTAATGGTTCCCGTTTGGTTCCTTCATTGTCGGAGTACGCCGCGCAGACGTATTGAGAGGATGAACCAAGCTGACAATAACGTCCTGGGGTGATAACTCACGACACATTTGCTCACGACCGTGAATGAATGCGTCTCCCTCTCCTACTTGAACATCTTCCTGAAACCCACGCTCTTCCCAGAACTTACGAGTGAAAATCAGGGTCGCTTCAGATACGCGCTTCGACTGCTCTAGCGTCATAGGAGGAACGTTCATGAACGAAGAGTAATTGGCGATATCGTAGCACGGAATCGTGGTGCAGAATGCACACTCCTTCTTGGGTTCTTTCAGTAGCATAGCTGTACGATGCAGGATTGAGTTATTAGGGTAAATGTCGTCATCGTCCATAAAAGCCACGGTATCGTACATTGCTTCCTTCACTCCCAAATTACGCTTCTGGGCTACCGTCATCTTTTCACATCGAATATACTTGACGTTCGGGACTCCAAACAGCGTATCTTCAATAGGGTCATCGCCATCATCAACAATCACAAGTTCCAGCTTTTGTTCAGGATACGACTGGATCATGTAAGAATACTTGGCTACCGGCATGAACACACGGCGATCTTTGGTAATCATCACAATTGAAACATCGGGGAGCACGTCTTCCTTTGGCAGGGTATCCTTTAGAGAATATGGCTGGATATTCATCTCGGAAAGCATTACCTTCATTCGATCTACCCATGATTGATGGTGTGCACCATACAGCTCGCGGCAAATCTGGGATCCGATACGCTTGTACTTGAAATCCGTATCACAGTACAGTTCCAGAGCATCGACCACCGACTGAACATCGGAATCTACAAACACACCCAGGCAATCAGGTTGGTCAACGCGCCGGGACTCACGGGAATAAAATACTCCAGACTGTGGCGGTCCTGCCAGGTCCTCTACAAACGGACGAATTGGCGATACCAGCACATTACATCCCGCAGACATGGCTTCGTTGACCGCGTGGCAGAATCCTTCGGTAACCGATAGGCAGATACACAACCCACACTCGCGGAATAGTTCATCATACTCATTCTCGTTTAAAGGTTTAGTATACAGAACAACCTTGGACTTAATATCTTCGGGTACAACGATCGTAATGTCGTCAGCCAAGTAAGGAATATGTAACGTAGGAAGTTTGCGGTAGAGTTCGGGCCTTGATAGTAGACGCTGATACGCTTGTAGGATTGGCTTGGGATGGCGGTAAATGTTCTTGCCTACCGGAACAATAGCCTTGTAATAATTCTTCTTATCGGTTTCCGGAATCCAGTGCTTGTCTAGGGAGGTCCATCCGGTATACTTAACGTTGGGGGTATACTTCTTGAAAATGTCGTAGCATTCATGGGTCTTGGCCCAGATCTCGTCTACTTGAGAAATGTACGGAATCCAAGTTTTGTGTGTCCACTCAAGATTCGGGATCCAAATATTACGTCCGGCAAATGGAAACAGCGATGGAGAAATAACTTCCATGAACACATTCAGATCAGCATCGGGGCATTCGGGAAGCATATAATGCACGCGAAAGAACTGAACGTTTTCGCCTAGTGCGGCAGTGATGATTCCACGAAGAATATGGACGTCGTGCATGAGTCCAGTACGGGGCTTGAAATTGGAAATGATGTTCACCTTCATTTTGTAAACTACTTATTTCCTGATTAAACGCCTTGTGACGCGTCCGGATGGAATACGACGTCTTAACGTTTTTCCTCGAGATCCAGTGTACTTCAAATACTCGTGCCAATTTTTTGGTGAGCACGGGGTCAGAAATACACACGGACGATCGCGAAACCATGAGGCGTCTGTTAAGTTTGCCCATTTCCAGAACTCGACTGGGTCTTTGATTTCACGGGCGTTCAGTTCGGTTGTTTCCGCGAGTTCGCGACACAACTCTTTTTGCTCAAGACTTTCAAACCCATAATAAGGTGAAAACAAGTTAGCCTTGTAAGGTTCGTCGGTTGAAAACTTTTTACCATCCCAGCCTACCTTTGTGATAGGTCGGAATGAGTCCCAAGTGGGCTCAAACACAAATAAGGTTTGATTGAGTTTTCCATATACACGAGTGTGAAACAGGCACACGTCCATTAGATAATTAGAAGAACGATTTGAGCTCACCCGTACGCGTTCCGTACACGTGAGGATTCATGGGGTTGGCGATAGGAGGGGCAAAGTCTTCAATGTCCTTACGATAGAACATGTGAAAATCTACTTCGGAGTAAACCTTGGCCGAAGCATACCCCACGACACGCGAATTCAGATCAGCTAGTTCGGCCGCTACATTTTTGGGGTTGTTCTCGGAGAACATGAGGTAGTAGCTGCGCATAATAATCTTTAGATCGTCATCGTTCTGGCGATCCACATGGTACTTTCCTCCACTTAATAAGAGAACCTGGGCCTGGATATCGCTCTGGAGCTTATCCACATTTGCATCACTGAAAAACACGACGTTGAGAGGTGTTTCCTGATGAATATGCCCAATCATATCAAACCGGTTGGTCTGATCGAACAAGACAGGTCCTTCACTGTACATCTTGTACGGCATAGCCGCAAAGTCGCGAAGTTGGGGATCGTTCATGTTAGGAACCGGTCCACTGTGCTTCGGCGCCGGAAACTGCTGGGATGTGGATGTCATATTGTATCGGTTTGGGACATACGGATCCTGGATCTTTTCTAGAACCGACTTTTCCATTATTACTACAACTGCAACAATTTTTCGTATATGTTCGACTGCAAGATTTCGTTAATGGCCAAACTCATTGAGAACGATCCTCCTTGCATGTCCAGCAATGCCCCGTACGAATCCACAACACTTATGACAAGTTTTTGGACATTTGTAGGTTGGGGAAAGAAGTACTCTTTTGTGACAGTATCCAGCTGAATATTGTCGTACTGTACTGTGAATTTTGGAACGGTTATCGGGATTTTCAGGAACGCCGACAGTTTCGTTTGATCAGGGTACTGATGATGAATCTGGTACCAATCGTTTATTCGGAGGTAGACATACTGATCTTGTTTCACGTCTGGACGAGTATCTCCGGTGAGTGTATATGGAGCCTCGGCCGAGGATAGATTATCATTCAAATTGTAGAAGCCTAAATTGTACCCAATTCCATTCTTCGTAAAACTGTCAGGATGCGATGGAAAATCGATCAAGAATTCTTGGTTGGACGTTAGTGTCAATTTATAATCGCGAGAATTCTGGGTAATGCCAAAGTAAAAGTACCCTGTGTTTCCAGTATACCCCGTTGTCCCTGTAAGACCGTACGCTGAAGACACTGCACTAATTGTATTTGCAACTAACGTGGATGTGAGTAATGGCACATCATAATTTCCGTCTGGAATAGTTACGGTTACAGTAGGCCCAGTAGTACCTATACTGAACGGATTCAAAGTAATATTGTAAGTCGTATTATCCCGTCCAACGCCGGTTACGGGATTTAGGGCCGTAAACGTATAAAAACTGTTCTCGAATTCTAATGACGTTACCTTTATGGATGTAACATTCTTGTACTGTTTTCCTAACAGAATCGCAAACTGCGTACCGTTGGAATCTTGGAAGCTTGCTTGAATAGCAGCTTGGGCGGCACACTGGGACCTGCTAGTCAGACGTGCGTCTGTAGGCGTGGAAACTGCGCGGAACCGGCCGTCAATATTCACATTTGTGGTTCGGATATCTTTATTGTACCCGTATGATGACCTACCCTGCTCGTTCTTGGAAGCTTCGGGTTTCACGACATTTTCAGGTTTGTTTCGATCGCCTTGAAACTTATTGAATTCACCTTCATCTTCAATTACGTGATCAGAATACTTATCTTCATCAAACCCATCAACATCTTCATTCTCATAAAACCGGTCGACGACATATCGATTCGCTGCATTTTCTTCATATATTTCGGCAAGCATTTCTTGGTATGTCGGTGGCGGCTGTTCCATTCTTACTGATATTGCGGGAATATGAAAATATGAGAATAACATAAAATGCCGTTCTTGTCGGTAAGCCAGTATTTGGCCCAAACCCAAACGACATGTGCGGCTCCAGGAATTCAGGGAGACAAAGGGGCAACTGGTCCAGGACTGACTGGAGCTCGAGGACCTACTGGAGTTACTGGAGAACGTGGTCCTACGGGTCCCGGACTTACTGGAGCACGTGGCGCAACTGGAGTCACTGGGCCTCCTGGTTTTTCACCAAATTTTCAAATTGATCCTATTGCTATAGGTATTGGAGCGGGAGATACAAACCAATACCCGGGCGGAATCGCTATTGGGCGTAACGCTGGTAATGTTTCTCAATTAAACAATGGAATTGCTATCGGGTACCAAGCAGGTCAAACGAATCAGGGAGAAGTTGATGGTTGTGCAATAGCAATTGGAAAACAAGCTGGGCAGTCAAATCAATTAGATTATGGAGTCGCAATTGGGTACCAGGCAGGTTGGTCGAATCAATTTAACAACACAATAGCGATCGGACAACAAGCTGGAAAAACTAACCAATCATCTTACTCTATTGCTATTGGGAGTGAAGCCGGAAACCAAAATCAATTTATCAACACAATAGCAATCGGACAAAAGGCTGGAAAAAGTAGCCAAGAAGCAAATTCGGTTGCAATAGGTACAAATGCAGGATACCAAACTCAAGGTGAAAAAGCAATAGCTATAGGATATTACGCCGGAAATACAAATCAAGGAAATGATACTTCCGCAATTGCTATTGGACCGAATGCAGGACAAATTAATCAATATGATAATGCCATAGCTATTGGAAATAACGCTGGTAATAGTGTCCAGAATAATTTTTCAATAGCTATTGGATATGACGCCGGTCAAACAAACCAAGGAAATCTAGAAGATCACGGAGCTATTGCTATTGGAAAATCGGCAGGTCAAACTAATCAAGGCCAACATGCTATAGCAATTGGAAACAGTGCTGGAAACAGTAATCAAGGGGTTTTGTCAATTGCGATTGGAACGAGTGCAGATGCACGAGGAACTTCAAGTATCGTGATTGGAAATTCTGCATCAGATGATACATTATCGAATGCTATTGTACTCAACGCGACCGGGGCCCCATTTACTGCAGACCAGACCAGTGGGTTTCACGTTAAACCGATTCGTCCAGATGACAGTGCAATAGTTCCACTAGCCTACTTTCCAAGCACGGGTGAGATTGTAACATCGATGGCAATTGGTGCTGTTCCTAGTTGGGTTAACAGAGTATGGTATTTTAATACGTATACAGGTGCTGGAAATATACAAATTCCGGCAAATCAAGGACCTGGTTATACTATAACTTGGCTAAATTTGACCACGAATACTACTGGAGGTTCTTCTACAAACAGTTTATGGGTAGCTCCATCTAATTTATGGATAAAAATTTCTATTGTAGTCAATGTCAACCCAGAATTTTCTTTTCAATTATACCCAAGGATATCTCCTGGGAGTAATTTTAATCCACCAATCGATTTTAATATTACTCAAGGATCGTTTATAATAGGTTCCGACAGTACTATATATGTCACTGCATCTACGCAATTTGTAACAAAGGCATATGCAGGCGCATCATTTTATCTAGAAGGAACTAATCTGTCTGCTGCCCCTTCCGGGAGAGCAAATACCCCTATCTCATTATCTGGATCTATGAGGGTAGAATCTTTCGATACATTCTAAATCTAAACCTTCAGCTTCTCCAACTCGTCGTGCCAGACCATTGCCCCATTCTTCTTCTCCAAATCCGCAATTTGAGCCTTCAGATCTTCCAGATCCTTCTCGTGCTTTAGCGCATGTTTCAGCGTCAATGAAGCGATCGGGAGATTCAGCAAGTAATCGTAAGAATCCTTAATTTTTGCAAACTTATCCAACGCCAGCAGACGGTCACACTCTTCGCCCGTCTTCTTGCGCAACTCCGGCCGAGGCTTCTCCTCGCACTGCTGCCGAATAAATCGCACCACATTTTCGTGATACGGCAACTTTTCCTTCAGTTCGTTCAGCATGTACGCC